TCCTTTTCTTGGTACTGAGTTTCTAGCATTTTTAACTCGGCCTCCGAAGATATTTTAATCTTCTTTATAGCTTCTATTCTATTGGTATACTGTATTAATTTTTCTTCGTTAGACATTTATAAGTCCTTTTTTTTATTAAACTTCCTTATTTAACTTGTATAATTAAGGAGACCAAATAGCCCCATTTAGACTCCACCGTCTGTATATATACTTCTTGATTTTGGGGTTTCAAAAAATTCCACTTTTGATACTTTTACAAACAATCTTTTCATTCTTTCATTTACTATATCAAAAAGCCAACTACTTAAATTTTCAGAAGTAGGAACAAAATTTACTATAACCATTCCTTCATATTTTTCTGTCAACGCAGAATCATATTTAAGAACATCTAGTTTTTCTAAATAAAGAGTATAATAACCCCCATCTATTGCGTGTTTTACTAAATAATCCCGCTTTAAATTTCTATGACCGTCAAAAAGATGAGGTATTTCATAAACTAATAAAGGATCATTTATATCCATAATAAACTTATGATCCAATACATCATCGAGCCATTTCTTAAACCAATTAAGATGCTTGAAATCAGTCACCATTCCTGATACGAGAGTATCCGCCTGTAAATATACAATTACTCTCGCCTGATGCCCATGAAGGTGCCTGCAAGCAAGACAAGAGTCCAAACTAAATTCGGTATTCAGGGTTTGAGACCATACTCTATGCCCGTAACAAAAATCGAATTGTTTGGTTATGGTATACATGTCTAGTCATCCCCTCCACCAGGATAACGATTATCAAAATCCCGGCCAGGTGCTTTATCAGAAGTTTGGTTAATTTCTTTTATTTGCTGTAGAGGAATAAACTTACTATCAAATTTTTCCTTACTACCTTCTTTTCTTGTAGGAAAATGAATACAGAAAAAAGAACCTCTTACTTTAGTATAACTAGCTTCGTAGGTAGTTGGTGGACCATCAATAAAAGTTACAACTATCTTAATCATAATTTTACTCCGTAATTTATTCTATTTATTATACTTTTTCTAATAATTCAAACGCTTTAGATAAAACATCTTCCCCGAAATTAAATTCTTTCGCTACTTTCGGAAGTACAGTTTTAATGTCTATAATGTTTATATCTGTGTTCTCCATCATTTGTAGTAATTTACTTATATCCTGTGACTTAATTTCTTTAGATTCTTTTATATATTCCTTAAACGGATGTTGTAAAGCTGATTGCAATGATACATAAGTAATATCCGGCGGACTAAATGAATCTGTTAACTGTAATATACACACTCTAGGAGTTCGCTGTTTGCCGGTATTATCCAAACGCCCTATAGAACCCTGATTTATAAACAAGCAGTGGTCTTTGCCCATAACCGGAACTTCCCAACCAGGATGATAATGCCCACAGAATGCTACATCGGAACTTGTTCTTATCTGCCCTATTGTAAGATGCGGCCAAGGAACTGTCTTATTCATAAGATCAAAATGAACTAATTGTATCTGAAATGCTCCTTCCACATAACGTGGCTTCTCTATATATAATAGATTATCAGTTGCCCAGTAAGTATGAGGGGTACCTGTAATAACAGCAGTAAAATCTTTAAGCCTAAATTCTACGTACTCTTTCTGGTCTGCTCCTCCTACTAAGTCAATAATACCCGCATAGTATAATGACCCTAAAGCTGTACGCTTCAAAGTTTTCATCTGGTAACCAAAATAATCATGAGAGCCTACGACCCCTACAATGCGTAGCCGCCAGGACTTCAGAATTGATATTACATCATTACGCACACTAGAAGCAGGGTCGGGACTATCAAATAAATCTCCTGTAAAAGTAACAATCTCTACTTTGTTATCTTTCCAGATCTGTCCTATCTCCTCAAGTTTAGTAAGAATACTCTTGCGGAAGTTATCGGTTCTTCCTTGAGGAGTATCGGCTCTCGCGTGCAAATCTGTAAAATTACCTATAATCATTATGCGGTCTTCCATTAATATAAAAGTAGTAATAATCTCTATATATCTTCTCGTCTAGGAGGACATCAAGCAATTTTCTCATATATACTATTGTACGTATGTCGTAGTAAGGTCCCCAAGTACAGGGGTGAAAATAATCGCCATATTTTGTATAAAGAGTATCTACATTAAACCATCCCTGTGTGTGTTTTCTAGCCGTCTTAAACCACCAAACAGAATCGCCATTCGCAATAGAACATATGGGAATACTCTCCTCTTCATAGCAATCCACATAAATCTCTATATAATTTTTATTTTCGTTAAATCTTAAGTCCCCGTCTTCTTGACCTAAAACTTTTATTGTTAATAATAAACAAAATAAAACAAGTATATTTCTCATATTACCAAGCCTTTCCACATGTCGGGCATACTTTAATTTCTTTTTTAAAATTAGTTAATTCTAGTTCGGTACTACTAAGTTCGTTTATTTTATTCGATATAATCTGCTGTTTATCAATTATTCTCTTCTTTAGTAAAAATAAAGTATCCTGTATAGTAAATAAACTATTATACTTAGATAGACTCTGAATAATATGATAATTATTACTTTCCAAAGAGGGTAAAAGAGAATTAATATAAGCCACTTTCAGTTTAGTATCATTATATCTAATTTGAATACTATATAAATCTTTTAGTTTCTTTAAGAGAGATAATTTCTTCTGTAGGACTTGATAGTCTTCCGTAGGAACTACTTTGGTTATTTCTAATACTTGATGAGAATAAGTAATCTGTTCTTTAGTAGTTAATAATCTGTTGGCAAGATTATATACATTATAAGTCTGAGTTATCTTTTGAAAAAATTCCTTTAAAGAATCAATATCTATTACTTTAATAGTAATTTTTAATTGCTTAGCTTTAGTTACTATGTTTTTAAGAATTTCGTAACAACCTATTATATTAGTAATTAAAATTCTTTTCTCCTCTGTTTCCTGAAAAAGATTTTCGCAACTAACTAATAGTTTTAAGAAGGTATCAATATCTTTATACTCAAGTAATTTAACCGCTACATCTTCTGACTGTTGCTTTAGAATTTTTAAGATTTGCTTCTCTTTCTTCTCTTCGGAGGAACTTATTTGAATGGCCCTTTGTACTTTATCCACCCCAGTAGTCTTACCTAATACCTTACCTCGTAAAGAGGAAAGACCAGCGCCTTGAATCAGAAATAAAGAATCCAATTGATTATGAAAATTCATATCGATTTCCACGTCGCCAAACATTTGAGGAGGTGAAGTAGGAAAGTTATTAGTAACTTCTTCTGGAATTCCTGTTTTTCCAAACTTAACGTATTCTTCTTCGGTACCATCAATTCTACTTACTTTATAAAAGTTAGCATCGGAAGCAATATTCCTTTTCACCTGTCGTATAACTTCCCCTTTATCAGACACTACAGTAATGGTACAAGTATCTTCTTGAAAGGGAGTATTCATTATAAAAGAATTACCTTCAGGAATGTCTCTTATACATTTTTGAAGGGCTCTAAAAATAGAACTTTTACCGTGATTGTTAAGCCCGGTAATACATGTAACGTCGGGAGAGAATTCAATTTCAGAATGTTTATGAGCTTGAAAGTTTTTTAAAATTAGTTTCTGAAGCATTAGGATTTCTTTAGTATTTTAACATCAGCGAAATAATATAAATCTAAGAAGTTATTACCATTACCTATCATAATACCACTAGAACAATCTGCTCCTACTCTCATAATCTTAGCATAAAAATATTCACTTTCTTTTCTTTGTTTAAGCATGTTTGGTTTTACCCAGTCAGCAAACTTAATTTCAATAGCATCCGGTAATATTATTTCAAACATCATAGCCATCCTATTTTTATATCACATTCCTTTTTTGCTTCTTCAAATTCCTTTTCTCCGTACCACCAACCCGTTACCAAAATTCTTTTATTTTCTCCTCTATTTTCTAATCTATAAAATGTACGATCAGCTTCCTCTTGTGTCTTAAATATAAAAGTATACTCACCCATGTAATCCACACATCTCAAGGGTTTAAATCCATATAAACGTATTAAAAACATATACCATTTACTATATATCTTCCACATAGGTAAGTAACGCCAAAGTAATTCAACAAATCCAAACCTTATACGAAAGGTTATTCGTTCCCACCAAGTAATATCATCAAGAATATTCTTAATAGTACTATTCAATTTTTCTTTTAGTTCAGTATTATTTTCTCTATCCATGCTCTTATCGCTTAGTTTCTTCCAATACCTAAAAACTTTTCTAAAATTGGTGTTTCAATCTTAATATCTTTTAAATTATCTTTAAAACAAGTATTCATTATGCCTACTAATAATGTGCCTGGTAAAGACAGTACTCCTTCATATTTACTAGAAGGTATTTCTCCTGATTTAACTATTATATCTTGAACCTTCTTGGGATCATCATAAGTTAGCCACCAATCTGTCTTTTGATTTTTTGTATTAAAAGCTATTACTAATGTAGCATCTTTTAGACTCTCTATGTTATCTTGCAATTGTTCTTCATTAATCATAATATCACTTCCATTAATTCAGTATTATCTTCTCTATCCATGAACCTGCTAATTTTTCTATTTTTAATTTATCAGCTCCAAAGAGATTCTTTCGAGAATAAGAAGTAACATTGTTTAGAATATCATAAGCGGAAACCTCGGTTAACACCTTTTCATCAATGGGTCTTCCTTCTAACCTAGCTCTTCTGTTCTCCATACCTCTTACAAATACAGTACTAAGTAAAGCCTTTCTACTTTCTTCATTAAATAATAAAAGACTATCAGCCTCAGAAGAATTAACCACCTTATGAATACCTTTCCAAATAGCAGCTAGTTCAGTATCAAATAATCTTCTTATGTTAAAGGTATCAAAAGTAGTATTAAGTCGTTTATAAATTTGTTCGTCAAAACAAGTTATTATATCGGAAAACTTACTAAGCATAGTATCCTTGTGTCTATAGTTAGCTTTTACGGAACCAAAGTAAGGCATTACAAAAGAGTTCTCACAAGAATTCCTATATAAACCTGAGTAGGCATGTATCTTGCATTCTTGTAATATAGAACTATAAATATAAGTACTTACATCAAGAATATCTTCGTCTGTCTTATGAAGTACTTGTCCTTCTTCTAAACATATTGTAAGTAACTCTTCTCCAATATTAACATACTTTAAGTTACTTCTTTCGGAAAAAGTACTTAAAACATCTACATAAGAAGGTTCTTTATAATCCCCTCTGCCAATACCAGCTATATCATAATTGTCTCTTCGTAGTAAAATCATTTCATCTTTTTCCATGAGGGATGATAATCTTTCAATATTATCTAAAAGTAAATCGGGGGGAATATCTCTGGCGAAGGAGGTAGGTATACCTAATACTTTACAAAACTTCAAAAATCCATATTTAGTAATTTTTTGAGGTTCCCCATTATATTGCACAGTACCATTTTCATTTACTTTTAAATCCTTTACATGAATAGTGTGGGGTGTGACCTTTAAAGTTTCCGCAAACCCTAAAGCCTCGCTGGGATTATTAGTATGTAAAGGAGTTATTTTATTAGCAAATAAGAAATCTTTCATTTATTTCTCCTATTTTAAAATTAATAATATAAACTAGGTTGTTACGAAATTCTTAAAAACATAGTAACTAAAGCTAAGCAATTAAAAATTACTATTGAAATTAATAATACTATAAAAAAAACTATAGATAACGCCCATAGAATTATATATTTACGTTTAACGTAATTAGGTCCTTCTTCTGTCGTTATTAGTATATAATAATTCCACCACTGATTAAGTTTTTCATATTGTTCTACTAAACCTATAAGTATAAAAACACCAATTGCTAAAAAAGCTTTAGTAAATTTCATTTTCCTGAACTTCCAAACCCCTTATCACCCCGCGCTGAATTACTTAGCTTATCCTTTTTCCAAAAGATAGGAGTCGTCACTCTATAGAATTCTACTTGAGCTATTTTCTCTCCCTTTCTTATTCTTACAGGATAAGAAGTATTGTGGTTAAACAATATAGGATTACATTCATTTCTATAGTCAGTGTCTATAATACCTAAGTGAGCTCTTATACCTCTTTTCAAAGCCAATCCAGATCTAGTATGTATCTTGTAAGCTATATTTCCCAAAGGATTAAATGACCAATTTAAAAAAGGTATATAAATATGAGGCCAAGGAGCAAAAATTATACCGGTTCTCACTTCGCGCCACTGCCCTGAAGGAATAGTAATTTCTTCTACGGAATATAAATCGAAGCAGGCGGCTAAGTGATGTCTAGTAGGTTTTTTAGCAAGGTCTGCTACATCCTCTACTATTTTATAAGTAACAATAGGAGGAATAATATTATCACGCAACATTATAAGCGTAATAATTAATATAAAAAATAAAATTAGTAGGTACATAAAAACCTTTCAGTTAAACAAGTTATTGATATATAAGATAAACTTTCTTAAATAGTTCGTAAGTACTTTGAGTATCAGCTAAATTATACTTTCTAATAGCATCATCAGAAGCTGTTTGTAAAAATGTTAAAGTATCTAAACCACCTAATGTATCTTTAGAATTAGTAATTCCAAAACTTACCAAGGCTTCCGCTAAACTAATCGGAAACTTTCCCCAGGCTGATAAAACTTGCATCAAGTCATAATGAGGATGTGTTCGGAATCTAATCAAATTACAAAAATTAGTAGGGGGAGTTATACCATATTTTGCACATTTGAAAAGAAGATAAGGTACATCGAAGTCTAATCCATTATAATGTACGTATCTATCATTCCATTGACTTAAATAATCTATAAAATCTCTTATAAGTTTCTCCTCGTTAGTTCTATCGAAAAATACCCACTCGCTACCTTCTCCAGAACCGGGATCATATAAAGTAGAAATACTGCAAACTCTAGAATAAACGGGATATATAAACCTGGCTTTTAATGTCTCTATTGCTAATTTGTCTTCTGATACATTACGTAACTTATGTTTTAATAAAGCCTCGTGAACGGGGTCTAAGTCGTTAGGAAGAGTTTCAATATCAAATACAAAACAAGGAGGATATTTAGTTTTCATTTTTGCTTTTCATATTTAAAATTATAGATTTAGTTATAGTATTCGAAAAATTTTCCCAAGTACAGATTGCAAGAGAGGTGGAATATGAACACCTAGAAAATATTAATATATCGGGTATTCTACTAAAAATATCGATAAACTTAAGGTCTATTTTTGGGGATGTATTAAAATCCATTGGGCGAAAGCCTACCAATAAAGGAGTATTAGTACCTTTCATAAATAACAAACGATATAGTAAAGTATTCGGTTTTTTCGTTAAAGCTTTTTGATGATCTTTAGAAAGTTGTTGCCACCATTGAAGTATCTGACCTCCATCCTTTAAGGAACTAGAACTTAATAATTGAATAAGTTTTACTTCCTTGTAATGTTTGCATTCTATTACAAAAGGCCACTCTTTTAATTCAGTAGAAAACCGCGGAGTGATATCGCCAGGTTCATCAGCCCCACCGCTTATCTTAGACCGCCAGAAAGTCCCTTTAGGAACTTCCCACCACACGTCTAAAAGTTTAGCTACCATTCTTTCGAATTCACTTCCTTTACTTTTACCTCTATTTTTCATCTATAACCTTCGAGGGAATAAAAGTTTTATTGCAAGTTAAACAAGTATGAGAATTTCCCAAATCTTCTACCTTTATAGAGGTTAAATGTTTACAATAGGGGCAAAGAATTCCCAAAGCAGTAGAAGAAGCTTTTTTAGTGGCTTCCCCGGTGTCTATCTTTACTTCAGATGTTTTCTTTAACATACCTATTCATCCTTTGGAAAATCAATGTCAACGCCCGTGGTAGGAGGTATAACTATTTGGGGTTTCCCGCCAGCTCCGGGTTTACCATTTGCGGTAAGATCAGGTTGCACTAAATTAGTTTTACCAGGAGTTGTTAAATTAGATTGTTGCGCGGGAGGAATCTCAATTTTAGGAACAGTATTTTTAATAGGAGTGTCCGTCAAACTTCGTGATTGCATAGTCTTAAACTCCTCTAAAGAATAAAATTCAACGCACTTATTAACTTTATTCTTTTTAGAGTCCTCTTGCACTTCCGTTCTAACTATCAATTCTCGATTGGTATAATCTTCCGTCTCTACATCTATGACTTTTTCTTGCTCGGGCATACCAGCGGCTCTTAAGAACTTGTAACCCTGCGATTTATTACCAAACTCTATCCCTGTAATATGAGAAAGAGTAGTACCTTCATAAGGCTGGCCGTAACCGGGTACTATAACTAAGTCCCACATAATAAATTGATCGGAACCAAAAGTTTTCTCGGAGGTATCTTTCCGTTCCCGAAGTTCTGCTCCGGTTATACGAACTCTGTAAACCGAATCAGGTACCGTTTCGTACTTTTTAATTTTAATAGTAGGCATATCATACTCCTTTAATTTGTTTTTCAAAAAATGTCTTCAACAATTGGATAATATTAAACACGCTCTTCCAAGAGGCGGTTTCTTGATCACTATGGTAATTAATAAGAGGTAAACCAATATGAGCTCCCCGATACTCATTATTAGTAGCAGAAGCTAAAAAGCCAGTTTCAACTACAGCGTAACCTAACTTCTCGGTATAAGGAACTTTAATAGTCATCGCTGCGCTTTGTAGTTCAGTAACTAAAGAAGGTAACATATCGCCAGCATTATCTTTAAAACGTAAAGAAATCAAACCGTTCTTAAATTCGGATATTTCATCAAAAACATCAATATCAATTGTAATAGGAGTTTTCCCTTCTAACTTACATACTTCTACAACCTGATAAGTAGATTTAACTAATTCTTCTTTAGTAGTAAATAGAATATCAATAGGAATACCTATAAAAGTTAAATATCTAGCAATTGCTATACCAACTATATTGTCTAATTGCCCTGTTAGTAAATCCCCATTGTCTTTTATAGTATCAATATAAGCGGTATAATTTCTCCAAAACCCGGAAACTCTATCACTATGCGTTATTAAGAAATAAGGAAGGGAAGGACGATTATCAAGACAACTTCTATAGAAGTAGAAAGGAGAATTATTATAATAAACTTTTCTCCAATTACCAGGATGTTCTTCATCGAAATCTTGAAGTAGCACCGAGAGAAAAGTAAATTCTTCGCCAGAAAGGGATGGTATGGAAGAATACTTTTGAAGTTTTTTTAATATAAAACTTTTAATTTCGGATTCCATGGTTGGTAGTTTTATTTTGTTTAATTTATTCATTTTAGCATCTTTCTATTTACGGCCTCTAACGGGATAACCTAAACCTATAAGAGATTCTGTTACTCTCTGTTGACGGCTCATATTAGTTATTATATTATTTAATTCATCAATTTTCACTTGTACAATTTCTATTAAATCTTTCATATCAGATAAAGCCCCCGTTATAACACTAATCAAAGATAAAAGTAATTGAAGTTTAGAGTCCACTTTAGCGTTCTGTAGAGCTTGGTTGCGAAGGTCCTGTATTTCAGGAGTACCTAATAAAAAGTTCCGGGACCTTGCATAGAGTTTATCGCCTATAATTTCTAATCTTCTCCAAAATCTTCTTTCGTCTATAAAGGATATCAATACTCCACAGGCTCTACTATGATAACTTTGGGCTTCTGCGTAAAGAGTATTAAAACTAGCCATATCGTCTTCGGGAGCTCTTAGTAACTTAACCCTCATATCTTCTATTTCCTTAACTACATCTTCGAAAACAAAGTAATGAGTATAAATGTTATAAGATAAGTCTTCTACAGCTTGTGTATAGCCTTCGTAAACTTCTTGTAAATTTGGATTATAAAGTATTTTCATGTTATACTAATTGTGGTAAAACTTCTTTTTCTTTAACAACTTCCTTATTTTCTTTCATGGCTACTAATACTTCGGATTTTACCTGATCTAAAAATATAGGATCCTTCTTTAAAGTGTCCGTTACGGAATCCCTACCTTGCCATCTATCTTCTTTGTAAGTAAACCAGGCCCCGCCTTGCTTTATAACTTTAAAATCTACCGCCTTGTCTAATATATCCCCTATTATATCTATTCCATAAGGACTAATAATACTAACCTCAGTTTCTCTAAAAGGAGGAGATACTTTACTTTTTACAATTTTTACCTTAGTTATATTACCAACAGTACGATCTCCTTGTTTAATAGCCGTTTTCTTCCTTATATCAATTCTCATAGAAGCATAAAATTTAAGAGCATTACCGCCAGGTGTAGTATTGTGGTTTAATTGACCATTAGCATAATAACATTCAGTATTTTTCACTGTCAAATCTACAATATCTAAAGGTTTTTCGACTTTAAGATGATCTTCTTCTAACTCAAATCTTTTAAATGATTCAACCCATTCTTTATCTTTATAAGACTTATGATGACTAGATGTTTTTAATTCTTGTCCATTCAGAGACTTTAGAATAAAATGATAAGGTACTGGAGCTTTTACTACTAAATCTTTTATTAAAGAAAAAACATCCTGAGATAATGCAGTATCAAAAGATTTTATTCTAATTCCTAAAGTATCAACTGGTAAAACAGAAGGAGTTTTAAAATCTTTCACGCCTAATTTTTTAAATAAAGTTCCTAAAGTAATTTTAACTTTTATATACTTCTTATCCATGTAATTCCTTTTCTATTTTTATTAAAAATTTATAAATTCTTTCTAATCGGCCAAAAGAAAACTCGTTTTCCCAAAAAACCAAGTAACGATAACCGGCTTTTAAAAAAGTATCTTGTCTTTCTTTATCCTTTTGCCATACTATTTTAGGATCTTTTTTAAAAGGAGAGATATCTTTACTATTTTCAAAAACTTTAACTAAAGAAGGATTACAATGCCAAACATCACCAAATAATTCAATTATTAAACGCAATCTCGGTATAAAAAAATCTGGAAAATAATTAATATTATCAATTTTAATATTTTGTTCTATTTCATAAAATATACTAAAGTCATCTAACATCAAACTAAACAAATATTCTAAATAATTTAAATTTTTTCCTTTTCTTAGAAATAAAGAAGAACTATGTTTTACTCCATTTTCTATTTGCCATTTGACTAAAGAGAAACTTTTACCCTCTTTGTGATTTTTTGAAATCTTTTCTCGGTGGGCTATAGCCCTATCGCTAGCCCAGTACTCTTTTGCTTTTTTACTTTTATTTAAGGAAAAATCTAATTTACTCATAGATATTGCTCTTTTTTTCAACAAAGAGGATACATAATCTGGATTATGCCAAGTTTTAGGCTGAGATTCTATAACACCTTTTTTAATATTTTGATTATTTTGTAAAACTTTCTTTTGTATTCCAGCTAATTGTACGTCATTATCATAAAGTTTATTCGCTATTACAAGTTCTGCTAATTTTTGATACCCGAAATATTTCTTTCTTTCATTAAAAATCTGTCTTCCGGTGTCTCCCCCCAAATGATATTGATAATATTCCAATGAAGGCCCATTTACTTTCGGAATAATTTTCCTAATATTTTTCATATGTTTAACTTTAAATTCATTCTTAAACTTAAGTTTTACCAAAAAATTCTTCGTTATAACAATATTAAAATATTTTAATAATAAATCCATTTTTTTTCTCCCGTTGTTACTTATGATATATAAGTATAGGAGGAAAAAATTCAAGGGTTTACTCAAAAAATATTTTATAAATATCTTCGGGAACTTCCAATTCAACCTCCGTAGTATAAGGATCAACACATTCGGGATTACCAAACATAATCCCAATTTTACTTCTAAGTTGATTTATAAATATTAAAGCTGTATTAGATTTATTAACATTAGACGTAAGTTTCCGTAAAGCTTTAGACATTAAACGTGCTTGAAGGGCTATGGTGGAGTCTCCCATTTCTCCCTCTAATTCACTTTTTGGGACTAAAGCTGCTACGGAGTCTACTACAACAATATCTACAGAGTTACTTCTTATCAAAGCGTCTGCTACTTCAAGAGCTTGTTCTCCATAGTCTGGTTGAGATATCAATAAACTAGTTACATTAACCCCGATATTAGAAGCGTAATTTAAATCAAGAGCGTGTTCTACGTCAATAAAAGCAGCCATACCCCCTAATTTCTGAGCTTGTGCTATTATATGAAGGCACATTGTAGTTTTACCAGACATCTCCGGCCCAAATACCTCAGTTACTCTTCCTCTGGGAATTCCACCTATACCAGTAATTTCATCTATGGACATGCAACCAGTAGGAATAGCTCCTATTTTTTCTATAGGAGTTTTACCCATTTGCATTATAGTGCCCTTACCAAATTGCTTCTCCAGACTTGCTATAGTAGCTTCTAATGCTTTTTCTTTTTCTGTTTTAGTAGCCATATATACCCCGTTCTATTTTCATTTATTACACACGCCCTATTACTTTACGTTATTTTATTTACTTTTTTGTATTCCTCTAACACTTCTAATAGTTTTTTCTTTACTTCTTTAGTTAATCTTCCTTCTACTTCAGTACCCATTATCTTAGTAGTATTACCAAGCCACTGTTTTTGTATAAAAGTATCAGTTATCCAATAACTACTACTACCATAATGAAATTCTCCTCTCCTTGCCCAATAGGTATGACCGGGATTATACACTAGCACAAATCTTTCCTTATCATCTAAGATTTCTTTTATCTTTAGTCCTTGAGGCCCGAAGGTAGCGCCGCGAGTATACCCTTGCAACCAGTCCTCCAAACGCTTACTTATAATAGGAAGTCTATCATCTTTACGTTTACTTAGTTCTTTCCGTAGAGTCTCAATCTCTTCATCAATCTTATCTTTCTCGGGGCGTATCTTTTTATAATAAGCGTCTAGTTTATCCCGATATTCTTTTTGTACCTTACCGAGTTCCTCATTATACAGTAGGGCTTTTCTTTCTTTAGTAAGTTCTTTAATCTTATTTCTAATTTCAGTCTGGGTTTTCACTTAGTTATTCCTTGGTATATATCCCCCAACCGGTTGTATATTTTCTACCAGCTGCGCTACTATAATCTTCATAATTATAAATAATTTCAACAGTATTAAATTTCTTACTAAACCAATCAAATACTTCTTCACAACTTGGGTAATTAGTATCTTGATTGCATACTACAAAGTATTTTGCCCCTCTTTCGAAAGCCCTATCCCCCCAACCTTTAATTTCTTCTAGTATAGAATCTATAGTATCTTCTCTTTGCCAAAATCTTACTTCAGGAATCTTAGTCTGTGTCAAGATGCTGGAAATATCATATGTCTGCCATATATAAGGGTTAGTCCCAGGAAATTTTTCGCTCCAAGGCCAGGCGGGGTCTGCATAAACCATACCATCCTTAACTTTAAAAGAATCTAAGGCTTGTAAAACATCTCCATAGAATATATCGGGAACGGAGAAACGTTCGTCCAGTTCAGTTAATCTTAACATAATTAAATTAGCAGTTCTTATAATCCATTCCGCCATAGTACTTGGAGTAACTTCGTTACTCTTATACCCAGCGGTAGTTTTATTACACCACCCTAAGCCCCTAAAACTAAACTTGGTAGAGAATACTTTACCTAACGCATATAACATTAAAACATTACTCTGATAAAATCTACAATAAGAATCAATAAATTTAGCAGTCTCCAAAGAAAATTTCTTAGATAAGATTTCATTATTACACAAATAACCTGTAAAAGGAGTCTCTAAAATGCCCTTTATCTGTCCATAAGTATCTTTTAACCAGTCTTCGTAAGATCCTGTAAAGGAAAGGTTACGGGATAAGGTTCGAAGCATTAAATAGGAGTAATAAGACCTATCAGATATATTAACTTTTTTACCTAAACTAGCCAGATAGCGGGGGAAAAGTCCGGAACCAGCTGTAACATCAGTAAAGGAATCACAAGAGTTAATATATTCCATGAACTTTGCGGGGAATTGGTCGATGGCTCTAACCCCAAAGTAGCCTCCTTTAGAATTAACAGTATTTGATTTTTTCTGTAATTTCATTTCGGACAACGCTTTCATAAAATTTCCTTCAATTTGTGGTTTGTAATCAGATTTTATATAAGCGCCCCCCTTTTGAGTTAACATCACAGGATGGTCTCTCCAACTTTCCTTTGATTCTCCTTCAAACATATCATTTAATTTATGTTTCCAATATTTAACTTGTTTTCCTCTTACTACCCCCAGTAAGGGAACTTCCACAGATATCTGGAGTTCTTCTATAAAAGGTTTTAGGGCGTCTCTATAGTGACGGTGTGCATAAAATACCAACTTAAGAGGATAAGGTATCTGATATTTCGAAATATATTGATCAAGTTGTATAGCCACCATACCTCCCCACTTCCTCAAAGTACTTTTGTTAGCCCTTGTTAAATCAAAAGAATAAGGCTCAATAACCTCCATATAGGACAGATTAGGTCTTAAATGTAATAAACCATGCTTTGCACTTAATACGAATATTCTATCTCCTTCTTCCGGTTTGTATATCTTTTCACAATACTTAAAAGGCTGTACAAAAAGAGGCCCTTGATATAATAAATCAGGTGTTTGAGGGGTAGATGCTTTCTTAGCACTACATCCTATTAGATACCAAGTATTCATTTAATTTCCTCTTATTTTTTCTGTACCGTCTTTATTTAGTTCTCTCGCGCAACGATAACACCAAAAATACATACCATTTTCGTTAGTTACAAGCATATGTTTTTTAGTTTTAGTGCAAGGTTCCTCAATAATAACTTGAGGTATTTCTTTTTCTTTAGTATTCATTTAATTTCCTTCCATTCATTACCTTTATAAACACGCTTACACGAAGAACATTGTTTGTCTTGTAGATTAGTTTTATTTACTGATTGTAATAAAAGCTTTCTATGAAGATGTTTCTCAGTAACACAGTTTCTGCAATAGAAAAGGGGTTCACCGAAAATAGTGAACCCTCTTGCAAATTTTTGGAATTGTTCCTTAGGAGTATTTATTCCTACTATCATATCCTAATTCAAGAATATATTTTCGATGGCTGCGAAGGATTTAGCTACTCTATCAAAATTCTTCATCCTTGAAGAAAGAACATGCGTTGTAAAATCAGTGTATGCATTCATCAAAGCATATTGGTTATTACCTAACTCCTCAATATAAGCAGGAACTAAATTAGATTCCATGAAAGCTTTAACATCTTTCTTCTTCTGAAAAATCTTTTTGGTCAAGTCTTCGATAGATACTTCTTTAGTTATCGGTTTCTTAACTAATTCTTCTAACTTAAACTTAGTTATATCCATCTCTACTAACCATTCATCTAAGTTAAACGCAATCTTTGATAAATCAATGGTGTTACCGTAATGGCGTGCTTTGATTAAAGTCTTCCGGGAATGAAACCTCACCAAACCGTTTGAACAAACTAGTCGATAAAGTCCTGAAAGGTTTTTGAAAAGAGCTGACTTATCATAGGAATTCTGAAATTGTACGAAAGGTATATACTCTTCCCCATTGATCTTCATTTTGTATCCAGGTAATGTATAATTCACAAACATCTTATTACCTTGAATACCCCCAGTAAAAACGTCATGAACTTGAAATTCAACCTTGTTAGCCTTAAATACAGCTTCCACCATATTAATAATGTCTTCGTGAAGCACGAGATTGTAATCTGTTGAGGCGGTCTGAATTATATGACCTGTGTCACCTCTTACAACAGCAATTCCGCAATCCCCCTCTATGTTTGCTCTAGCTTCTTTAGAAACGAACTGCAAAGGTTCTTTTACAACTGGAAAAAATAAGGATTGTAGGTTAATCTGCCTCTGTCTCCGAGGAATTAAAGTATTAGGTTCCATCTTAGCATCTCCATTTATTTTATAAAAAATAATTACTTACACTATTAATATACACAGTTATCCGTAGATTAGTTACTCGATAACAAAAATATTTTCTTTGAAATTTGGTTAAAAACAAAGAATCTTAAGAAAAAGAGTCTTTTACTAGGTTTATTAGGTACGGAAGTTGTGGAAAATAGAAACCAGGACAAGAAGTAGAAGTTAAATTACTATGGTAAAATAAGTGTGTTTTAGGATTGATATTAAGGGTCGAAATTATAGTTTTTAAGACTTCTACTAACTTATATAATTGAGCCTTTGTAACCTTTTGAGAATCAAAATCACCAGTAACCCCGATATGAATGGCTTCTTTTCTTATATCATCGGTTTCGCCGATGGCAGAAACATAATGCTGTTTATACTTAAAAATTTTATGAAGACTTACATCCTTCATATACTGCCCTTTATCAACAGCTAAAATCCAACGGGGGGCTAAATCTACGGTGCCATCTTTGTTAATAATAATATCGTAAGGTACCCCAAAGTAGTTAGGAGTAGCCGCATAATCAACATTCAGTCTCTCTCCCTTAGTTCTAGTAACATCTTGCGTATGATGAATTACTATGCTTTTTATATCGTCATTTGTTCGTATCGTCACCTTGTAACTCCGTACCTTTCCTTCTATCAAAAACAGTAGCGTCCGTTAGATAAATTTCGTCATTCTCAGAAAAAGTTAATAACTCTGGTAGAAACTCCCAAGGCTTCCTTCCGTAACTTAAGTGTAAAGTAGTTGTAAAAGTATTTCCAAAAGTAAAAGAATGTTCTACAGTCTCTACATAATAAATCATATTACGTATAGGTATATAAACGGGTCTTCCAGGATCTATCTCTGGTCTTCCAACTATAGTAACTTGTCCTTGATATTTTCCTGCTAAAAGTCTTTTCAATAAAGATTTTGCAAAAATATTAATAGATGCGGATATCATCCCTCTATTAATGGAAGGTTCTGTTTCTTTAACATAAGGACTTTTTGAAACATTAACATTTATTACGGGATTTACTCCAACAAAGATTCTTTGCCCATATTTTAACATAGCATTATCATCTCTAATAGCACCAGTATAAAAGCCAATATTATTTAATTCCCCCATGCCAAAAGAGGGTTCTGTAGAAACCTGAACTTCAGTAAATAGTTCGCTATCATCTTCTATAAACCCGTAACTTATAATACTGGGATTATCTATAATATATACTTTAGGATTTTTGGCCCCCAGTATCCAAGAAATATCGTAACGATATGGATGAAACCAAATATGTCCTTTTCTATCAGCATAAAAATTAAAAAAACTATCTTCTGCGGCTTTATAAGCTATATCTCTTCTAGTCTTAAAATCAGCTTGGTAAAAACTCCAATTATTACCTAAAGATAATGCATAGGGTCGCCAACCTTCTAAATCAATAGCACCACCTTGTCGGTAAGGATCATATATATGTACAGCAATATTGCTAAATAAACTTCCCAAAGTCTCCTTAAAACTAGCTTTAGTTACCTGCACTCCAGACATTTTATCTTCAAGAGTCGGCATATCAGTACTGGGATTATACTCATAGAATTTTAGATCGCCTTTATCAGCGGCTAACTTATAAAAACCTACTCCATCTATTTTTTGATTAAGAGTACCTCTTCGCCCGCCTGATAAACTTTCAGTACCTAAACAAATAACTCTAATAATTTCGGGGATAGTTAATCCTAAAAATATATGGGCCCAAATCGTAATAGGTTCGTCCTTATATTGACCCGCTATTTCTCTGCCCGTATTTAAAGCGGGGTTTACGTTAATTATAGATAGTTTTAAATATTTTGTAACATCTTCTCCCTGTACTGTAATAGTATGCTGACCATCGCTATAACCTTGCTGAGCAGAGTTAACAACCCCAGTAAAAACAGGAGTCATATAAGTAGCATTATCACCTTGATTAAAGTGTCCATCTTTATCAAATCGCGGAGTCATAAAAATTATAACTCTATCCATAGGAGATACCCGGCATTTACCTTTCGGAAACAGGCCGGGGGGGCCTTGCTCATTGTAATCTCTGTAGGGTCCATCGACGAGTTCCTTATTATAATAACGGTGAGCTATAAGAGGGTTTTCTGTCACATTCAAGCTGCCGTCAACATTAGATATCCTAAACTTTTTTTCTTTAGTAGTACTAGAACTTCCAAACTCGGCTAATAACGCCTCTTCGGTAGGCACGTCTGTGTATTTTGAACTTTGGAGAGATACATATATAATATTACCTAATTCATCAAAAGCCCATCTCTCTTTTACAGTACCTTCAGTTGTAATAAATTGAGTAGGATATCTTTGTTTAGTCTTAGTATCTTCTAAAACAATATGATATCCTTTAGACCAGTCGTTATAATCCTGCCAAGAGTAATACTCTCCGGGATAAGATTGATATTCTTTATTAATAGAAGTTACAGAACCGGAAGTATGACCTGATTTCTTATCTTCAACTACCTTCTTCTCCTCCCCCATTACTCTAGTATAAATCTTCGCCTGACTATTTTTCTTTAAGGCTGCTATCTCAGTATTAGGATTATCTTCCAAAATAAATATGTTATCAGGATCTCTTAACTGTAAAGTAAAGGTACCAGGACTGTTTCTAACGGTAAGAGTAACATCAATAGAAGCAATAGTTTTTTCATCTTTAATATTATCAGCAATTATTACCTCTTGTGCTATAATTTCCTGCCCGAATCCCTTAACAAAAAAGACAGCGGCGTTGGGACTTACATGTCTTACAACATTATTAGTAGTTCCGCCTATATCAGCGTTAATATCAGCCAAAGAATTACTCCGGAGTGTTATTATCTAAAGGACCTTTATAGTGCTCTTGCATTTCCTTTTGACCATCTAAACTAAGTTCGTAAAAACCTGGTCTTTTAGCTCTTTGAATTTTACCAGCGTCTAATAGTAATTTGATAGCTCTAAAAACGTCATTCTTTAACGAATCCATTTTCTTTTTATCTTCACTATAATTTTCTTGTAATATCTCCGAAATTAAAGTATTTCTAGTTATACTTTTATAAGTATGTAGCATCTCCATAATTCGAAAAGGAAGGCCTTCTAATTGACCTAATTCCTCTTCTGGAGTTAAAGTAGCATGATAGAAATAGTTAGCCCCCCCATCTTTACCAAAATGTATGTACCATTTACCTAATTCAGAATTTAGTATAAGTCCTTGAACGCCAGGGCCTTCTTGCGGATAAATTTCAAGTACTTTATACAAAGCAAAAGGTTTAAAAATAACTTTATTATCCTCTGGACGAATAGAAGTACCTTTAGAAGTTACGAAGTCGCCGGGTTTAATATTGCCATCTCTTATATAATCTAAAGTAAGAGGAACTTCTTGATCAGTTTGTTTAAGAAAACTTAATGTATTTCTCCAGTCCATTTTATCCCTCACTTGGGTTTATAATTGTATCGAGACTTCCTTTTTCTTCTACTTTAAAGGTAAAAGAAAAAGTTATTAAATAAGGTTTATCAGATGAAATTTCAGGACCATTAAAACTTTGGAAATATCCAGTATAAAAATCTTCATATATACTAAAACCTAATTTATAATTTCTTTTATTAGTAGCTAATATACTATGATCTGTATCATATATAAGACGTAAGGTTCTTAAACGTTGCCAAGCGGAAGAATCCCTAATATCCTCTGTGGGTTTTAAACTTTGGCCGTAACCCCCAGGTTTAAGAGATCTAGTTCCATCACGATGTAAGCCACCCGTAATTCCCTCCACTGTAATTTCTGTTAATTTTTCTCCCCAATGTTGTACATCCCAACCCCCTCGGGTTCTTACTTCACTTATTATTTTTTGATGATTAAAACTTATTCTTTGAGGATTAACGTAAAATTCAAATACGGGGGGCGCTTGTAAAGCCACAGTATCATCTAATCTAGCACGTGGGATAAAGAATATCGTATTTTCAACATTTATTGTTAAAGCAGCAGGATAACCAGGATCGTTAGTATAAACAATTAAAGGATTTATTAAAGATTCCTCGCTTACAGTAGCCAAAAAGTTAGTTGTAGCTAAAGGTATTTGGCCTACGGCATTCTCGAGAATAGTTCCTATTATAGGTTGAATATCTTCTTCTGTTTTACCTTGTATATATCTCCAAGCTCCGACCTCTTGACCAGTGCTTCCTTCGGGCAGTACTAAACCAGGATTTCTAAATGTATATATTCTAAAAGGAATTCTTGACATATTACCCTATTCCTATTTCTGATGATATAGCTATTCTAATAGCAGTTTGTTTCATTTGGTTATCTACAGTAGTTTGCGCGAGTATATCGCCTTTGTCGTTAGAAAATATTACATTAAGAGTACCAAAATCTTTGCCTTCTCCTTCTTTCTTAATCTCCTCCCCCTTAGTAACTTTACTTCCTTTTACTAGATTTAACAAATCATCAGTAGTATCCCATTGCTCTCTTTTTTGAGAATTAGAAAACCAAGAAGGGGCTATAGTTTCGGGAGAAAATACAGAAGTTTCTGTAGCTCCGAGTCTTTGCTTAAAACGTCTTAATTCGCGTAATTTTTTACCTTGCTCTATAGCTTTAGGATCTCCATATAGTTCTCCTGGTAATATTAAATCAGCTCCTGTTAATCCCTGTAAAGTATTTGTTTGTAAAGCATCCAAAGGAGTGGGTCCTTTTTCAGGAGGAGGAAATGTAAATTTAGGCCCGAATTTCCGCGTTGCACGGGATAACCTTGCAATTTCCTCGGGGGATTTGCTAAGTAATTCATTTCCTATTACATATATCATAGTACCTAGTAAAGTTGGCCAAAATACTCTACCCGCCCAAGTTCCAAGACGTGCTACTCTAGTACTAGTAGTTAAGGCGGTCTCTATTTCCCCAGCGACGGGAGTCTTTTCAGCTATAACTTGCCCCCAAGGAACGTGCTTAAGTCCAGCGTTAACTTCTGAGGGATTAATCTGTTGACCTATCTTTTCAGCGAGTGTTTGCATTCCTTTTCGCAAACCCCCCGTTAGCCTGCGCCCCATAAATAAAGAACTACCTGCTAAAATACCCCCTTGTATCGCCCACTCGGGTATTTGCACGCCCCCCTGCCCCCCTACACCACCCGTTAAATTACTAAGTCCTGTTTGAAATTGGGCCACCCCATACTTACCAAGATTACCTATTAATTCAAATATATTAGAAGACATCCATAAGGATTTTTCCATAGTTCCAATAGTCTGCTTCATCTTATCGGTATCATCTAATAGATTTTTCTTCACACCCCACTTATCAAAGCTATCAGCAACGCTAGTACTTGCATCTTTTACTTCTTTTAAACTATTTAGTAACTGTAACATATCTTTATCTAAACCAACTGACTCGGGTACAACTACTCCGTAAGCGCTTTTCCTAAACATATCCATTATATTAGCTTGCGGTTTCCCTCCTGTTTGCTTATGCATAAACTTAATCAGAGAATTCACTATATTAACAGCTCCTTCAGTACCCCTCATCATAGAGGGGGTAATACCAAAAAGCGTCTGAGCTTTCATATTGTTTTCTAATTCGTTTTGAAAGCCGGGGATTATAGTTTGAAGTTGTTCTATTTGACGAGGTCCTGCAATAGGACCATAAGTTTCAGCTAAAGTAAGAGTTTGGCGTATAGTTTCTTGCGGTAATGTTCCTCCTCTTCTATTTAGTACAGCTCCTATAAACAACTCAATAATTTCTTGAGGACTAAATTCTTGAAATTTACCCCCCTTTGCAACCGTTTCAGATATCAGTAACTTATATAAATACGTAACATCCTCTATTTCAATACCAAAAGATTCTAAAGAATCTCTTAACTGTACAAACGGTTGTATAGAAACACCGGTGCCTTTTTGCAGGATAGCTAATTGTTCAATAAGATCTTTTATTTTAAGATCATCAGCATTAGGCATATCCGCCTTTATTTTACGAGCTAATTCCTTATATATATCTTCATAGTCTTTAGCAAAAGCTTCATTATATTCTAAAGATTTTAATAAAGTCTCTTTTTGTAAATTTAATTGTCCTCTGTATAAAGTCTTTGCGCCACCTGGTAAATTATCTAAACTAAAAAATCGTCCCAACTCAGCGGAAGCTACTCTAGTAGATCTTACTAATTCGGTCATTCCTAAGACTAAACTGGTAATAACACCAGCTATAGTAGTTAAATTTCTAGATCTTGCTACTAATTTATCTAATTCAAATTGTTGTTCTTTAGTTAGGTTTTTAAACTCCTTCATAGGTTTTACAAAATTATCCATCAGCATATCATGAGCTCTTCTAGCTACATAGCCGCCCCCTAAAGGATTGGATAATAATTGTTGAAGCACGCTGGAGAAATCTTGTAGAGCAGCAGTAACCCCTACTAACTTTTCAGCTCCTGTAACTTGAAAATTCACATTTTGTTCTGGGGTTTCTTTAGCCATCTTATTTCACTATATCGTAATCTTCATTTGAAAAGCTGTTTTCATCTACCGGTTCTAATATATCATCTGGTAACTTGCCATCTAAATCTTTTATTCTTCCTTCTGCCATAGCCAATCGAAATTCATCATACTTTACATTATACCTGGTTTTTTCTTTCTTTTGCTGGTAAACTTCATACATTTTAGGGTTTAGCCAGCCTAACAAACTTTCTCTCATAGAGATAGCAAAATCCATCCAAAATTCTCTATCCTTAGTAGCACAAGTAGTAACCCATATAGCCTTCTCAACGGTTCTTTTTCCAGGAATTCCATTATATTTTACTTCATTCCATTTAACAATAGAAAAAGGATTTTTACAATATTCAGAAATATTCTCATAAAAATATTCCTGCCAAATTGTATGAACTTCTGCGTAAGCATCCACTAAATAGTAAAAAACTACAGGGGGTAACGAAAGTAAAGAAGGTGTTTTTAAAAGGTTATGGTTTAAGTATATTTTAGCGGAAAGCAAGTTCTTAGGAGCAATATTACTCCTATCAGAATGTCTTATTTCAAAAGCAACGGGAATATTTCTTAAAAGGGAATGTTTCCATTTCTTGAAAGGATAAGTTTCATATTTAGGAAACTGGTTGTTAAAAAGAAGATTAGTTATATCATCATAACTAAACTGTACTTTAAGAGCCTTCTTCTTCCCTTCGTTGTTTGCGTTCCTCAAAAGAATCTCCAGTATTAGGTTTTTCTACTTCGACTTCAGGAACAGAGGCTACTTCTTTCTCTTCTTTTTCCTCTATATCAAATGATTCTAAGTAATCGGGATTGTTTGCTATTTCATCGGAAGTAAGTATTTCGGGTAACGAATATTGTAAATATAGGGAACCTTCAGGGATTAAGGCTTTAGGATAATTAACCCCGTTAATACCGCTTTGAACTACTCCCTGTAATTGTCGAATTTGTTTATACTCCAACGCCTCATAGATTGCATATAATCTATTAAGTACTACATTTTCTAAGTTCTTTAAGTATACCGCAATCCATTCCCTTTGGGAGGAAAATTCGGTTTTATTGTTTTCGTTATACTTAGTAAGTTCCTCTTGGGATATTAAAGGACTCTCATTTACCAAATGTAAAGCGCGAGATAGAACTTCAATTTTAGTATCTATGATTCTTTCATTCTCAGAAGTACTTTTAACTGTAGATGCTATATCCAAAATTTCTCCAGCGTTACAAAGCCGAAAAGTAAAGATTTTCTCTTTCCAAACGGGCGCTCCTTTCCAGTCCTTAAAAGGTTTTATTTTATAAAGACCAGTACCCCCTAAAGCTCCTAATTCCTCTAAGGAACTCGCGACGGGGTTAATAGGAATTACTTCTTGTAGTCTCATAAGGCCCTCGTATGTTTGAATAAAAAAGGAGAAGTCAAATGAGTATTAAAATACTCAGAGTGACTTCTCCATGGTATTAAAAAAAAATACTTAATTAGCGGTTAAACCCATTACTGTATAACGGGTTTCTTTTTTGCAGTACCATCTGGATTTTTACCAACAAACCAAGCTATAACAGCTATTACAACGGCACCTACCCATATATACCACTTCGCTCCTTCCGGCACACGGTCAAGAGCGGTTGCTATTACGGTACCAAGAGCAACTAAAATTGCTATAATATTGGTAATTTTATTTTTGAGATCGTCCATTTTACACCTTGTTTTTGTTTATAAGTAATTATTGTCTAGAAGTTATGATTCTTTCGGGCCAAAGAGTTACGTTTTCGGTTACGGTAATAGTACCTTCCCTAATAGTTTTGCCCCATGATTGTATCCAGCAACGTTCATAAGTAATAATTCTAGTAGAAGGTCCTGAAGATACAGGTCCTCTTACTTCCTCTACTATCTGAATAGGATCAGTTACTTTAGAGATATCCTCGAAAGTAGAAAAACCAAGAGCTTCCATCATACTTTTATTATAAGTTTCTAACCTATCTAAAGTAATACTAAACTCAGTTCTACCAGGTATTATTTCTACAATATCTTCTAAAGTGTTCATGATTTCTCTTATTCTTTCAAGAGTCCTATTTGCGGTAGGATTGAAACCTTGAAGAGTACCAATAACATCACCGTTTGCTTTAACAGTATATGCGTAGGAAGCAACCGTAGTGGTATTCGGGATTCTAGTCATTTAAAATACTCCTTCTAAAAATATTTAAGTACTTCTGTTACTTAAGTTTATAATTCGTTTATCACAATGCTCTTAGAGAAACCTTCAGCTATATTTGGAATAGTCGAAAAAGCTTCTTGATCGGTAAACGGTGGTTTATCAACCCAAGCTTCTGCGAACATATCCAAGGTACCAACCCCAATTCCTTTATGATTCAGTCTGTAGGGATATATACCTACTTCGGTCTTGGGTTCTGCTACTACTTCTAAAAATTCCGGGTTAGAAGAAGTAACATCGATAGAAGTAACATCCGCTGGAGTTACGCCGTCATCATCTGTAAATGCATAATTTATAAGGCCAAACTGATCTGCTTGTAATTCGAACATGTTATTTTCCTTTTTTTAGTTTTTGAACAATTATCGTCTTAGTTAAACGTAATGTCTTTTCTTCTTTTTTATTAATATAAGCTTTATAAAATGATGTCAATACAAAAAGTATAGCTGTGTGTACTATTAAAAGAAACATCAACAATAAAGCAAATATTACCATTGCTGAGCAATTATACATAGATGCTAACGGTAACGGAAGATATAAATTGATTTATTTTCAATATCAAAGATTCCATAATTTTTACGCCTAGACGTACGTACTGACAGTCACGCGAATCCATTTTAAAGGGTATAAGTATTTCACACTGCATGTCACATCGATTGCTCTCGGTTCCGTTGAGTTTTGTTTAGCAGATATTTTAGTCTCGCCTGTAACAGGATCATCAATAGTTCCGTAACCGTATATCTCTCCTTCTTTAACTAAAGTTCTTAATATAGCTTCAGTAGTTGCTATAACATCATTAGGAGTTGTCGGTAATATAACTTTACCCTTACCTTTGTAGGTATTCTCTAAACCATTTCTTAAAGATCTTTTAACTAATCTTTCCTGAGATATAACACTCATTTCTTGAGTATCCGCATTTGCTGGATCTGTTGTAATAGCATCTCTTATTTTAATTATTCCAGATTTACTTTGTAATACTAAACAACCACTGGATGCGAGGAAATTCATTTCAGAATCGTTCCATTTCTCATCATCCATCGTAACACCTGTAATAGCCATTCCAGTAATAGGAGTACTTCTTAAACGCTGAGAGCATTGTTTTCCAGCAATAGCAGCAGCTGCAAAATTACCATCTAACAACATGGTATTTCCGCTTTCATCTACTCTGTAGCAAACAGAAGGGACCGCGTAAATACTATTCTTCTGTTTGATTGCAGTGGACCTATATGTATAGGTACCTGAAGTTGCAGGAGTGCCAATAATATCAAAACCTCCAGACGCGTAAAGTGAAGAAGGAGAACCTGATACAAGGCCTCTTTCTTTTCGGCTCTGCCCCATACTTAATACATGATTAAAAGCATAAGTTAAAATAGTTTCTTGCTGTGCTCTAGTTACAGAACCTGATGGAAATACTACTACAACCTGCTCGACGAAATCATATTTTTTTAACTTATCGATAGCATCCTTATAGGATTGTTCATTATAAGAAGAACCCTGAGATTGACATAACATTACTGCGGGTGGTCCGTTCTCCAAGTTAATAGAACCAGCTATAGAAAGGATACCTGTTGATACGCTTTCGGCACCAAATTTAGCTTTAATCATCTGCTTATCGTTAAACAAGGAAGGTGTATATTGGGAATCAGGAACATTAAAAGTATAAGATACGTAATAAGTAGTACCTGCGGAAGGTATATCAGTAACAGTACCTCCAGGCCACGTAATATAACCAGTAGCGTTAATAGATGCGGTAGCTAAACTATATAAACCTCCTCCAGAGGAACGAAGTATATAATTAACAAGTCCTGAATATAAACCAGGATACTCAGCTATCTGAGATACGCTAAAATTAGTACCGGGATAGTTACTTAAGTAATCAATAGAACCAGTACCTCTAACAAGGGCCTCATCGGCTACAATTCTTGTGGTAGGTCCCATTCCTACTATAGCTGTAATTCTCGCGGCTTCGCCTAAATTGATAAGTCTGGGGTTATCTAGTACTTCAACATCCACTCCTGGCGGGGTATAAATAGCGGACATAATATTCCTCCAAAATTAAATTTTTCTAATCACAAAAAACAACTTCTTCGCGTCAAATTTTTTACTTTACAACAATAATTATAGAGATTAAGTCTAAAGTTTCAAGCGGTACGGTTATCGGAAATGTATCTTAAGAGATAGTCCTTATCGAATTGTTTTATAAAGGAATCGGGATCGCCAGAGGGTAGGGAAACTATATAAGCGGAAATTTTAGTTTTAGTTAATAATTCAAAAACCTTAGAAGCAGACTTCTTACCAGGTTCATCACCGTCATAAAGTATTATTACTTCATCTGTAAAATACTTTAGTAAATAAGCATGTTCTTGAGTAAGAGAAGTCCCGCAAGGCGCCACTACGTTTCTAACGTCTCTCATAAAAAGAGATATCACATCCATCATACCTTCAACTAATATACAACAATTTTGTTTCTGTATAAAAGGAATAGCGTTTCTTAAGTTATACAATATTAACGATTTAGAAAAAATATCACTAGAGGAAGTATTTATATACTTAGGAGTATATTTAGAAGCATAAAGAGTTTCTTGTTCTTTAGTCCATATTCTACCACTAAAACCGGTTATGTTACCTAAAACATCTTCTAAAGGAAATACTATCCTTTCGGAAAGTACATCGTATTCTTTATCTTCTTTAGTAATTAGTACCCTAGTATCATATAAAAGTTCAAAAGGTAATTTATTCATAATAACGAATTCTTTTATCTTTTCAATACCAGGATCGAAGCCAATCTTATAGTATTGAATGTAGTCGTCGTTTATCTGTCGCGAATAAACATATTGTAAAGCTTCGCTATTTTTATAAAGATAATGAGTGAAGAGTTTTTGTATCTTCAATAAAAAGGAAGTATAAGATTGATAATTAGTTAATATCTGAGTAGTATCTAAAGGCATAACTATAAAATAGTAGTAGCTATTTTTTTATACTTATTAGAACCAGGGGGATCTTCGATAGCTACCTCGTTAAAGTTATATTTACCTACTTCCTCTAAGGCAGCTTTCCTTAAGAGGTTCTTAGCCTCCTTTAAAGAAGATGCATATCTATAGTAAGGTTTACCTAAACTAAACCCCATATATCTATTCTTTTTTGTAGTACGTGCCATATTGATAAAATTTTAATTTAAACTCCTAATTATTAAATTAAACCTGCTTTTTCAAAAGCCTTAAAATGTTTTTCTACTTTGTCTCGCCAGTCTAAATGTTCGTTCTTACAATCCCCTAAAGCAACGTGAGCTGTTTCATAAATATCTATTTTCATAGTTTCTATGTTGCCATAATTAATATCGCCGCCAACTAAAGTTTCGATAACCATTAAAGCTCGGTTCTTAAATTGTTTTTTAGATTTATCAGATTCGGCTTTTATCCTTTCCATATCTTTTTTAGTTATTAACATTCAAATTTCTCCCTTAATTAAATTTTCTTTTATTGCAGATTGTTTGGCGAATTCAATCTCTTCTTTCATTGTATTAGGAATAACCATATAATAAGGTTTACCATAGTCATCATAGATAATAAATTCGGTTACTTTTGCTTTTTCTTTAATAATAACTTTGGCCTGTGTTGGATTCTTATCCCTATATTCTTTAACACTAATAGGTATAACAATAAAATAATTATTAAGTTTTACAACTCTACAATCAAAGGCTATAATTGAATCAAAGATTTGTCCTTGCCAAGTTATCTTTTTCATATTAATTCTCCCTTTTCAGTAAATAAAAAATTATGAGGTCTAAGTTTCTTCATTTCATACTTATCAAATATAAAATCGGGAGAGGCGATAGTATTAAAATCTAATTTTTGCAAAGGAGTACTATGTAACTTCAAGGAAATTAACTTCTTACTTAACACTAAAGTCTCTCTGTTATTAATAAGTTTTTGTTTAACGCTATCGGTAGCGTTTATGTTAGGTATATTATTAAACCAAACTTGTATCTTCCCATTATCGTTCAAAAGTTTATAAGCTATTTTGGGGCCTATACCTTCTACCCCAGGTACATTATCACTATTATCACCTATTAAAGAAAAATAATCCGATAAATAATCAGGAGTCACTCCAAATTTATTTAATACTTTATCAGTATCGTATTCTGTAAAATTATTATTAGAAAAAGTAGCTACTGTTATTCTTGCGTCTACTAATTGTAACATATCTTTATCGGCGGAAAGAATAACTATCTTTGACTTACTACCAAATGATTGAAATTGAGAAGAGTACTTTTTGGCTAATTCCGCAATCACATCGTCGGCTTCATACC